CGTTGTCCTCATCAACTAAGCGTTGGTAGCAATAAATCACTTCAAACAACTCACTGGCGTCATACGTCGTAGATTTGTAGGTGAAATTGGTGTTGTTGTTATTGTTGTTGATTGGGTCGCCTTCTTTGCCGCAATTTTCAATCACATAATCAACCCAACTCTCATCCCAGCCCTCTGTTGCAATTTTATTCTTGAGCTGCTGAGCACTCATCAACACACGCCAGAAGCAATAGGGAACTTTCTGTGGGTCGGTGGTGTAAGACGGAAACAAAACATCGCCATCGGGAGCAATGGCCTGAACCATTGGGCAATCTACGCTGCGCCGAATGATGGGAAACTCAGCATTACCGGTCTTACGCAAATCGTTTAGGGCACGTTTGGCTTTCTTGTCAGTCATTCCGTTGAATTGACCTTTCAAAAGCTCAACCAATTGGTCGTCGGACTTTTTCTCCAAGATGGCTTTAACCAAATCGGGACTAACCTGTTGAAGCTGATCTAGTGTGAGCTTCTGTTTGAAGATGCGGTCCTCCTTCTGCCAGCCCACATAGGTAATCATGATGCCACGCTCAAGGAGGTAGTTGGCCCCAAGTTCCATTTGCCGTTTGAACTGAGGAATGTAACTAGCCACCATCCACTTTAAGAAAGCACTAGTAACGCGGGCGCGGCCAATGTCGCCAGACTCAACCGGATAGGCGCGAATGTTAGCGCGGTTAAGCGAAGACATGAACATCGCCACGTAGCGATTGATGCGCTCGTTAATAACATGAGCCTCCTGATCGGATGCTCCCTTCCACGGGAAGGCATCGCTTCCACCCTTGCGTAAATCCTCGGACTTCCCCGCCCACAGGTTGCGCCGATTGTCATAGGCGTCAGCACACTGGTCAAAATAGAAATTGAGGTCAGTGGTAGTGCGTTCATACGCATTACGGATAGCCATAACATTTGGCTTATCCTGAACGTAAATAAGTGCTTCTTGATTATCGTTTTCCATTTAGGTTTTGTCCAATAGCGCGAATGATGCGGTAGGCTGCACCCTTATCAATTGCTACCTTGTCCGCTAGGACAGCAGCTTCAATCGGTTGGTATTCAGCGTGAAGTGTTCGTTGCAAAATTTCAAAACCCAACAGACGATCAATCTGTTCGTCCTGCCACTTACGGTCCAATGTAATATCAATCTCCAAGCATTTCATGGCGATAGGTAGTTCCACCGGATGAGTCTGTAATTGCGTCAACATTTATTCGTTTGCCCAACAGCTTACCACGGAGTTTGCGAGGGATTGCAACAGGCACCTTGCCTTCATGCCCCTCTAGCTTTGCGTAAACCCATCGTGGATTGCGGGCTTCCATCAACACCGTTGCCCTAATTCTGTTTGGGACAGCAAGCGGAGCTTCAAGCGATAGCTCAATTAACTCTACGGCTTCTTCGGTGAGGTAGGTGTTCTTTCCATAACCGGAGTAGTGCAGCCCCTCCTTTAGCTTGGCCGACTTAATTTTAAGCAGCTCGTTAACTGTCTTGCCCAGCCTGTCGGCCAGCGTGATGATTTTTACTTTAGCCATTAGTATCCGCTCCTTCGTTTTGGTTGTTGTATTGTCTTATCCATCCAGCGTATGCCGTCAATGCACGCATAGCGGATTACGTCTATCGGGTCTTTCCATGCTTCATCTGTTCCGCCGTCTCCTGTGTATTCCTGAAGGGCAGTGATGATGTTCTGGCAATTCTCTGAAACATAGAAGCGTGGTCGGTTGAGGCTATCCATCTTGGCCTTACGATTGTATGCCATCTTGCTTTGGATGGCTTGGATGCCGTCCTCAATGTCCAAACCGGGGGCAGGATTGAATGTCAGTCCGTTGTCCGCTAGGTCTTCGATGATGGAACTCGCGCCGTTCTGTGATTGATACTTGGCTGCGCCAAGGCGCGGGTCAATGAGCCTGTCCAGTATCTCTTCCTTGTCATCCGACTCCGACCGGATGATTAGGTCAACGTAGTTCTTAATGCCGTAGCCAAGCCCCTTGCTGCCGTCTCCACCTATCCATCGTCCTCCATGCCACTTGGCCCAGTCTCCCACATTAACATCCGGCCACTCACGATAGACGTAGTAGGTTTCGCTTTCATCCACAGCTATCCAGCACATGAACCAGTTCTTGCGCCCAGCCGGGTCTAGGACCATGTAGCGTGTTACGTTATCACGCGGTATCTTATCATGTGGTATGACATTGACCTCCCGCGAGAACATAGGGAAACGGGTGGACGCACTCTTGGTTGGAACCCCGTAGGCTCGGGTTAGGATTTCCTCTTCGCCCCTGCCCTGTAAATCCTGAGCAATACGATCATAACCGCCAAACGGATTGTCCTTTGAATGGAAATAAATGATTGCGCTGTTTCCATTCGCAGCGTGCTGAATAAACGGAACTGGTCTGTCATTGAGGAGTTCCGCCGTTTTGGTTTCAACAGTTCTTGCTTTCTCAAGGTAGTCTCTAACCACCTCCGTGTAACCGTCAATCGGAGTGAACGTAACAATGACCTTGGCGTTACGGGTAGCCAATCGAAAACGCAGAGTGCGTAGTAGCTCAGGGCCAATAAGGTATTCATCACACCAAGCCCCAAGATTGAGCCATACCGGTTCACGACTGCCCAACTCCGCACCTTCCAGAATAGTATCGTTGTTAAGAAATTGAGCATAGGTTTTGAAGATGATGTGGCTCTTAGTCCCCGGCAAAATTAGACTACTCTTGGAGAATCCATTCTTCCGCGTGTAGCTAATGTTCTCCTCAGCACTAAGGGTTTTCTTTCTAAGCTCTTCAGGGAGCGCATCGTATATGGCGCATTGTTGCTGGCGAATAGACACGTCTGCGTTCTGCGCGAAGCACATTATGACACTACCGGGATTGTCCATTGCAGCCTTTACTACGGCTGTCGCTGCCCACGTTGTCTTGGACGATCTATTGCCTCCGCTCACAAGTATCTCATTGAAAGACTCTAACAACTCTTCCGCCTTCTTCCAGTGAGGGAGTTTGAACCCATACCTGTAAGGGTCTCGGATGCTGTTCTCAATGGCCTGATGATAGATGTCGTAGAGCGAGGCTAGAGCCTCTGGCTGCATTCGCGCCATCTCCTCATTGGTTGGTGGCGCGAGAATGGCGTGTTTCCTCCAAATCATATATTAACAGCCTCCTTCTGTAGCGCGGCCCTAGCATCCGCTATAGCCTTCATAGCATCTTCCAAGCTCGGCTTCCCGGCCTTATGTTCCACAACCACCTTGTTCTCACCTAGAGCCTGCATACCCTTATCCACGGCTATCCCATAGGAAAGAACCAAATCCCGAATGTTCACCTTAGCCAAAGCGTCAGGGTTGTTCGCCAGCATCTCTAGCTTCTGTTTAGCCAACAACCTCAGCCCCTCTGCCATCTCAAACCCATCAGCCGCCAACTGCTTCCGTCTCACCTCAATAGCCACCTCATGCCGCGCCTTCACCTTACTAATCTGATTGAACGAGAATCCCGTAGCCTCAGCTATCTCTTCCCACGTATTCCCCTCCGCCAGTTGCTCCAAACACAGCATAGCCTTCGTCGGCTCCCGCGCCTCTAGGGTGCGACAATCGCTGTCCACTAGGGAGGACAATAGAACTGGGCTGATGTTCTCTAGGCTCATACTTTAGACAAATAGATCATAATCGACTTATACTTGAAACAATCTAGACATAGAATGCCAAACAAAAAACAATGAAGAAAAGTCTTTCATCGTTATCCTTCGCTTGCGTATGGATTGTATCGAGCCTCCAAAATTTCTGTCAAGACATTTGTTCAACTATGTTTCCCCGTCTTCTTCAACTATGTTCTACGTTCTCCTTTTAGGAAGGACCATTTAGATTATTTTTTTATGGGGGCGTTCTGACCAATTAACAGTAAGCCACCCCTGCAAGTCACAGACCCCCTCCCCCCCCCTAGGTACGCGCGCGGGCGTGCGGACGTGCGTATGCGGGCGGGTGCGTGCGCGTTAGCGCGGGCGTGCGTGCGTATTAACGCGCAGGCGCATCAATACGGGCGTTAATACGGGCGTGCGGGCGTGTCTAGTCGTTGGTTGCCGTCGTGCGAGGTTTGTTTCGTGAGGTGAGGGGAATGTATTGTGGCGGCATTCCGTGTGGGTATGATGGCCGCAAGGTGAAGCGGGCTGTCAGTCCATAGCTTGCAAGCAAGTGATGGGAGTCAGTGTTTACCTTGCTAATGTTCTACGTAGAACAGAGGGAAACGGACAGGTGTCCTTATTTGTTTCAGCTATTGCCTCACCTACGCTTTACGGGAGTCTTTACGGGGAAAGCGCGAATTTTAACTCGTTGGTAATCAACACCCGTAAGACGGTTTGAAAAGATTGTTCTCGACCTTGAGAAGTGTCTACTTATTGTCGGTCTCGTCAGTGTTCTTTCACAGTTTAGCACACAGCACAGCGGGGGTGGATTCACCCCTTGCGAGTGCCCAACATAGTTGCAGGGCGGTGACCCGATGCGCGGCCATATCAGGTGCGCACGTAAGCAGTTTGTCAGTTTGCGATAGTAACGCGAACAAGCCCAACAGGGAGGACCTGATTGGTTTTACGATAGTAAAAGAAAGACAGATTGTGCGGCGAGCGATTGCAGGGTTGGGTGCGGAGTGCTAGGACAGCCAAGGGGCGCGGGGTTGAGCGTGTCAGCTCAACGTGACACCCGCAAAAGACACAAGAAGCGCAAACCAGGTTGGCTACCGTCAAAAGGCCGTAGGTTCGCGCTTTCCCTTGCAAGCAATCTGCCTCACCGTGGCGCAAGGGTGAAACGTCACATGTCGTGATGGCTAAAGAATGCAAAATAGAAAGATAAAAACATGCAACTAGTAAACGCTGACCAAATCCGTGCAATCGTGAATTCGACCAACTCGTTCTCCAAAGAAGTGATGGAGGCGAACCGCGAGTTAATCAAAACCCTACGTGCCGAAAAGAAGGCACGTCTTATGCAACTCACCCCGTCACAAATCGGGACGTTAATTGAACATGAGGGGCTGACGTTGGTTGGTGAGAAACGGCGCACACTCAAAAACGGTGTTCCTGTTGTCACCTTGACTCTTCGTGGCACACAAGACGAACGCGCCAAATTGCTCAAAGAAAAGGCAAAGATTGAGGCTCTGCTCGCCAAATTGAACTAAGATGCTGGCAACCATTCTGTTCTCCGCGATTGTAGCGGTGGAAAGTGGCGGAAATCGCCTTGCCGTAGGTGACAACGGCAAGGCAGTTGGCCCAGCCCAAATGTGGGCCATCACGGTGCGAGACGTTAATCGCATTCTCGGCGAGCCTGTCTTCCGCATGGAGGACAGGTTTTCGCTTGCAAAATCAAAAGCAATGTTCGACATATACACAACTCACTATGGTAAACGCTATGGCATACCCATCACCGACGAGGTTAGGGCTAAGGTTTGGAATGGTGGCCCAGATGGGCCTAAGAAACAGGCAACAAATAAATATTGGCAGAAAGTGAAATCAAAATTATGAAAAAAATACAAATTATCAGATATAAATTACCCGCATATTGGGCATCTTACATATTCAATGGAGACGCAAGTGGACTCGAAGACGGAGAGCAAGAGGAAATCGACAGCTTTATTGAGCGCGAATCGAGTCCTTTTCCAATTCACTTTGTGGATTGTGGCGAACCCTATTTTTCCCGTATCAATGAAGCAAACAATCTCGGCGGTGATGTCTGCGATTTTGTCGCTCAGGTTTTGAGTTAACAATCAGGCCGAAACAACGCTCCCAAGCGTTGTCTTGTGGTAGTTTCCACAACTGACGAGGCCAGTCGTCTCAAGATAGAAACATACAAAAATGAGAAATCAGATAGAAATACCCGTGTATCCTGAGGGTGCCTCTCAAGGCATCACCTTCAGGCATCGGGAGTTTAGTTACGCAATTCCGTCGTATTCATTCACAGATGAGTACACGCAGACGCTATGGGCGAAAAGTTTCGCCAAAAAAGCAAGAAAACTAATAACCAAAACCGGCATAGAAAACGTCATTCTTGACGTATTCAGATACAGGGGCTCAACGCAATACAATGATCGGGTGCATCAACGCAGGCTGGCCAAGCAATTGGGCAGTTGCGACCCGTTAGTTAGGCAACCGTTTCTTGACAGAATCAAGCAACAAAATCTCACGCCGCAAGTATTCAGATACGACAGGGCAATTGGCGTTGAGATAGAATGCCTAAAGCCTGCTGGAAGGCGAGTTGATATTCCCATATGGTCAAGGGCCAAGGGTGATGGCAGTATTAGGCCCGCACCCAACACAGAGGCCGTTGAGTATGCCATCCTCATAAAGCGGTCAGAGTTGGAGCACAGGCTTCACAAATTCTGCGGTCTAATCTCTGACCATAGGGTAAACACATCATGTGGACTTCATGTCCACATTGATTGCCGGGGTCGCACGGAAGATGATGTGCGTAAGATTGCCAAGCGGATGACCGCGTGGATGATTGCACTCAAGGAATTCGTTCCCGAGAGTAGGCGCAACAACACGGACTACGCCGCGCTTTCTTTCTCGGAAACCAACCGCTACCGCGCCATCAACTTCACGGCGTTCAAGAAGTATAAGACGTTGGAAATTCGGTTGCACAGTGGCACCGTTGATTACACGAAAATCATTGCATGGATTAGACTGTGCGAGCTATTGTTTGTGATTAACGTAAAGCCCAAGGCGGGGGCTGAGGGCGTTGCGGCTCTCTGTCAATTGCCCTTGACTGAATACGAGAAAAGCTACTGGCTCAAGCGTCACCAGCAGCTAAATCCCGGCCATTACAGCAGCAGCACGCCAAGCACGGAAAGCGAGTGAGTCAACCAGCCCCTAAGCAATTGGGGGCTGTCATGTCTTCCTCGGTTGGAATGACAAAAACAAAAACATATGTGTAAACTAGCAATCGTTACTAAGCATGACAGCACCAAACTTGGTGCTATCATTGTCAATGCGTGGAAAGAAATGTCCACGACAGAGAGAGATGGATTCGGGGCGGCGTGGGTTGGCCCGAATGGAAAGATTGGTTATGTCAAAAGCTCGCAGCCTTCGTTTCTGCCTGAGTTGCCAGCGTTCTGCTCGGCATTTTCAGACGGCAATGGACTCAAGAGTGATGGCAGTGCCCTCATCATTCATGGTCGCACGGCAACGTGTGGTGTGAATGTGGGAAATACCCACCCAATGATGGGCAACAACTGTGCATTGGTGCACAACGGTGTTGTGAGTTCCAAGCGTTTCCACAACACGGAAACCACTTGTGACTCCGAGCTGTTGCTCCATGCGTGGAAGGCGGATGGTATTGACGCGGTGGCCAAGGATATTTCCGGCTACTATGCGTTCGCCATTCTCCAGCGCATCAGGGGCAAGACGGTGCTCGACATCGTGCGAGACGACAGGGCGCAGCTCAAGGTGGGCAAGATTGACGATGGTTGGGCATTCGCCACGACGCCCTCGTTGCTTGCCACACTGGGCTCAAGCTATCTGTCGGACTACAAGCCAAACACCCATACATCATTTGTAGATGGCGAGGTGTATTCCGTGGAAAACTTCATCCCGGCGGAGGCTGATAAGCGTCTTGAGAAAGCCGCAGAGAAAGCCATTGGTATGAGTGACATGGCCACGCGATACAGGGAGAGCACCAATTGGCGTTCGTATGAAGCCGCCAGAGCGAAACAGGAGGCAATGGACCTCGGTTGGGGTGCTGCATAATTATGTCCCGCAAACTACAACCAGATGGCAAGCGGGTGAGGATTCCGCCCATCGTAATATCGGCTACAACCAAGCGGAAGATGGATGCTTGGCGTATTCAGTATGGCATACCACATGGCCGCATTGTGGACGCTATGCTGAAGCACGTTGAGCAAGACTTCAAGTTCGTCATTCCGCTAAGCGGGCAGAGGCGCAGCCTAATCGGTGAGCTTCAGCCCTTCAACAACAAGGCATTGTGCAACACATAAAAACACTAGCGTTGGTTATCCTAGCCGTCATTGCGGCTGGGATAATTGTCCCCATCATTGTGGGATTTCTACTGTCCCGGTGGAAAGATGACGACCATTAGAAGGCGCGTTCATTTTCCGTCTTCCGGTAAATGGTAATCCTTTGACCATTAAGTCAGATAACACTCAATAAATGACACTATGACACTCCCTAATCTAATCGGCCTAGGCTTGGCCGTTCTAATTATCCTTCAATTGCTCGGTCTAATCGTTTTATGGCAAATTTGGGGCAAAGACGACGACGACTCATGGGATTTGTAAACAACCACACGAAATGAAAAAACACATGACTAAACAGCAAATCATTCAATTCCTGCTAGAAACCATAGACGACTACGGGATGCAGATTGACGCCCGTAAACATGAAGAAATCGCGGCATTTCTTGAGGGAGCCAAGAACCGGGCTGACCTAGCAGACCTAATGGCAGAGCAAGCAAGTTATGCTCTACGATATCGGCACGGTGAAGACCTTGAACAATGCCAGCGTTCACTACAGAACATTGTGACACTTAACGCATAATCAAAAATTGCAGAAACTCAGTCAAATATAACAAAAATCGCTTAGATATAACAAAAAACACATGAAACTCTTAAAAGAATTTGACGGCAAAAAAGCCGGGGACCGCGTAACAATGTGGGCCGACAGAGGCACCATTGAAGAGGTAATAGACAGTGGATTCCATGAGAACGGAAGGTATGCCGTGGCTTATTGGGTTAAATGGGACGATTACGGGTTAACCTGCGTTTCGTTTGATCGGGATGGAAATTGGATTCGGGATTGATGCTGGTGAAATCAGACCCTTTTTATGAGAACGCCAAAATTCATTCCATTAACCGACCAAGAAAGTGCGGACGTGGAATCTGCAATTGACGCCATTTATCAGCAAAGCGCAAAAGTGCCATTCAAACCTTTTGAATCCCTCGACTATCTTCTAGCCGCCGAACGCGCACAAAAGGCGGGATTTCACCATCTAGCGCGGGCACTAATCGACCTCTATCAGCGAACAACAAACACATGAAAACAGAACAAGAACACATCAGGGCATTTATCGGCACTCGCCGGATAAACTACCCCTACCACGTCGGCCAATTGCAGGCCGTTTTACGCTATTGCTTGCCCTATGGAGTGATTCCCGGCGTGACGATCACTGACAGGGCGGCAGTCAACCAATGGATTGAAACGGAACTGGAACGGCTCATTCAAGAGGCCGAACAATTTGAAAAGGAGGGGAACAAACCAATTGACAGCTAAGGTGTGGTATAATCCCCTCGTTAGGTAGCTGAACTAGAGCTAAAGGAAAACTTTTGTCTTTCGGTCGTTAAGGCCGGATTCCCTGAGAATGCCCCTTGGTGCTAGTTCCACCTTGGGGCTTTTTTGTTGCCCAGAAAGCAGAACGCACCGTTCCGGGGGCGTATAAGGCAATTACCACCGGACGCCTTAAGCGGCGACACACTCAGCTTTGCTAGGACAGCGCGAAAATCCGTTCCCCAACTTTGAAGATTCGAGGGAGGGCGGTATGGAACTCCCTCTGGAGGATCATTTGGCAGCTAAGCGCATACCGAAGCCCTGATTCTTTTGGGGTAGTGCAAACGGGACTCTCAGACATTGGCCTAACGGCCTATGGAATCTTCTCTGTCGGATATTTGGCAGCTTAACTAGCCGCGAATTGCGTAGCGGCTTACAAAACCTTATCAGAAAATAACAAACACCTATGGAACAAGACATAACATCTAAAGAAACAAGCATTAACCCTGAACATTCAGTGATAATGCCTAAAGAAACAATAGTTAAGACCAGAATAAGATTGCCTACCAAAAGAGGATGGGCCGCAATGAAAGTTGCGGACCTATTCAAAGCACAGAAAACCCTAAGAGAGCTTTGCAGGGACCACGGAGCACCGCTCCACCTAGCAAAACACTATCTCTACCAAAACAAAACAAAATGAGCACAGCCAGTATCTGCCTAGACCTAATCTTCCGCCATGCCCCGCGCCTTATGCGCGAAGGTGGGGGACCAATTGAGGAGGACAGGAAAACTAACAGGCTCTCAGCCAAAACGATTTTCGCTATTCTCGAACGCCGAAAAAGCGGTATGCCCATTAAGCAAATCGGTAAGGAGCTGGGGGTAAGCCGGAGCGCAATCCAAGTCCATTGCAGGAAAAACAAAACATGAACATATCAGAAACGATGGCTTCCGTCCGATTTTTGATGGGAAAATACTACTTACGATTTGCTAACAACCCCATTGCACAGGGGAAAAGCCGGGAGTTTGCCTCACGGCCTAGAATTGACGCCAAGAAAGCCCTAGCCGTTGTGCAAGACTGGCGAAAGGGGCTTAGCCGGAAGGATTTATGTAAGGTACACAACCTTTCATTGCCCTCGGTTGATCGGTTGGTTAAAGCCAATCTCAATAAGTACTCACTTACGTTAGAAAACGTCAGCTACAAAATAAAGAAATGAACACTGAAAAACAAAGAATAGCCATCGCGGAAGCGTGTGGCTGGAAAGATATAAAAGACACCAATCACGAGAGCGTGGATATTGAGTCTCGCTCAATAACTCATTGGTCAGGACTTACCGGAGTTCCGCCTGAATTTATCCATTACGAATGGAACAGGGTAATAATCCCCGACTACCTCAACGACCTAAACGCCATGCATGAGGCGGAGGAGGTTTTGACAGACAGCGACCAAAAACACAAGTATGCCAGCCTGCTTGGAAGGCATGATTATTGGTTGCTCATTCATGCCACCGCCGCCCAACGCGCCGAGGCTTTCCTCCGCACGATTGGCAAGTGGGAGGATGATAAATGAACAAAGAATCCATCTTCATCGGGGCGTGCCTAGCTTGCCCTGAACTCATAGACGACGGCATAGCGCAGGGATTGAACAACGCGGCCTTTGGCAACGCTCACCGCACCCTCTGGCAGACCCTTGTAGGGCTGAGAAGCAAGGCGCAACTCACCGACTGTAACTCAGTTTACCTAGCTTTGGGCGATAAGTGCCCAGCCGATGAGCTATTTGCGGCTGAAAAAGCCTGCCAAAGCTCAGTCACCGGCAAGAAAGCTCTAAAGAGCCTGATATGGGAAGGACAACTAGCCACCCTCAAGCCAGCGTTACAGGACGCCATTGCTTGCGTTTTACGGGGCGGGAAGGCCGAGGAGGTGTCAACACTCGTAGAAGGGCTGCAAACCCACTTAAAACCCACGGAAAGCGAGGCTCCGAGCCTTACCCAACTCATCACTGAGGTTAAATTGTGGGCCGAGCAGGAAATTGCGGGGACTAGAGACAATAGGGACTTGGTAACTACCGGCCTGCCTAGCTTCGATAAGCTGGCTTCGCCTATGGAAGCACATGAATATGTGGTGGTGGGGGCGCGGACTTCGATTGGCAAGTCCTCGTTTATGAGCCAAATTGCCAGCCACAACCTCAACCGGGGCTTACGGGTGGCCTACTTCACCCTTGAAACCTCAGCCGGGGCTGTCGTTAAGCAAATCGCGGGACAACGGGCCAAGATTAACCTGCGCCAAATCAATCAGGAAATGACCGACCGGCAGCAGGAGTATTTCAAAGCCCTAAAGCGACTAGGCGAGCAACACCTGAGAGTGTTCGACAAGGATATGACGGTGGGGCAAATTGAATCACGTTGCCGCCTCCTCGCCGCAAGCTGGAAACCCCAGCTAGTAATCATTGACTACCTCGGACTCATCAGAGGCACCGATGGGTCTGCCTATGAACGCATGGGGCAACTAAGCAAAGCCATGATACCGCTCCGCAAAACCCTTGGCTGCGTGCTTATGGTGGCGGCACAGCTTAACCGCTCCAACGAACGGGAAGACCGTGCGCCAACTCGGTCTGACTTCCGCGATGCTGGGTCCATTGAGGAGGACGCGCACAGAGTCATTGCACTCCACCGGCCTAGCAAGAGCCACACTGGAAACGTGCAAGAACTCGGGCAATCCACCTACGACTATGAGCTTCTCCAATTGAAGCTCAGGGATGGACCGCTGGCCTATTCTCGCATCAAATACTTCGCGCCGCACACTTGGTTTTACGAACAGCAAGAATGAAACAATACGATCTTTTCGGCAACGAAATTAGCATAGAAAAGGCTACGGAGAAACCAGTTGCAAAAGTTGAAGAAAAAAAGCCAGAAATAGTTCGACAGGAATCCATCAATAGACCTTTCTCCGTTCTTCGGGTAGATAAAAACACAACGTGGATATTCCACTAACCTAAACAGATGCACATAAATATAGAAAACACACGCTTGCTAGGAATCGGAGAGACTGTTCTCCCCACCGACTACTGCCACATCGACGGCGACTTCATGCTCGTTGACCACCCAGAGGTGGGCCACATCGTTGACGGTGACGAGTTTTACGAATATCGTCGCAGCCTCCAAGGTTGCCCTTGGGAAGCCATTTACGCTGAGCTGGGTATCAGCAGCCAACAAGCCAAAAATTCCTTTCGCAGGATTTGCGAAGAACTGAAGAACCTGAAAAACAATGAATAAGACACTCCAAGAACTAGCGAACACGGCACCGGGAACATTCTTCTCCGGCACCTTCCAAGCAAATGTGAGCGGTTGCAAAGCCGTGAGCACTAAGACAGGCAAGACTTTCTACAAAGCCACCCTTTCGGGTGATGGCGTAGAAGTCTCCGCCACCTCGTTTAGCCGCGATCTTAGCCCGCTGGAAGGCAAGTTGGTGAAGTTTGGCGGAATGGGCATCAAGCGCGGCGACGACTATCAGGGCAAGGGTCAAGTGGTGTTGGGCGATAAGTCCATCATCAGTCCAGTAGGCGAGGCAATCCCTACAATGCCAGCTCCCCTCCCAGCCTTTGCAGGCATTCCAACCCAATCGCAATCGGCGGGTTCTAACCGGATTGAGGGTGTAACGGTAGGCATGGCTATCAACAAGGCGGTGGACATCCTCATTCCGAGCGGCGTCCATATTGACGAGAACTCAGTTTGGCAAACTGCCTCCATGCTCATCCGCGTGGCTCAGAAGCTCCAATCTGGTGTAGTCGCCAAGTTGCCAGAACCCAGCAACGAACCATCCGAAGAACAGCCCTACTAACTTCTCGGCGGTTCCGAGCATAAACCTAACCCTCCGAGCCCGACCGTGGGCGTGCGAAAATACGCGGTCACTAAATAAACATGAACAAAAACGACTATCTAATGGCCCACTCTCTAGGCAGACTCTTAGGAGCCTGTGAATTTGCGGGACTTTACGGAAAAGAAATGGGAGTGGACCTACTCCACGAACAGTTGCAAAAACTTGCGGCTCTCAGCAAAGAAATCTCAGCAGAACTAAATAAAAACAAAACACCATGAGCACAGAATCTGGACACTGGTATACACTCGACGGTAAAGCCTGCCACACGCAGGCCACAAAAAAGGGGGCCAAGAACCCCACGAGACCGACCAACATTAAAGACGCACGGGAGCAGAAGCTTCTGCCTAGCGTTACAGCCTACACGAAGATGCTCGCCTCTCCCGGCCTAGAACGCTGGAAGATGGGCAAGGTAGCGGAAACCTGCTTCGCCTCTCCTCCGCACCCCGGCGAGGAAATGGGGGACTACGTTCGGAACATGCTGGAGAAGTCCAAGCAGGATGGAATGGGCGCAGCCGATTTAGGCACCACCATTCACGCGGCCATTGAGGGCAAACTAAAGGGCCAAGACTACTTCAATCATGAAGTGGCTCTGAATGAGGAACGTAGTTGTATGCTGTCTGAGCTAGTGGAACCAGCCTTTGCCAAGCTGGAAAGCCTGAGCATTAAGGTGGTCAAGGCAGAGACGGTTCTAGTAAACGCTACGCAAGGCTACGCAGGGACGACAGACGTAGTGTTTGAATCGCCCTACGGCAAAGGCATCTTGGACTGGAAGAGTAAGCGGACGAAGCCGGAAGAACCCATCTTCCCCGGTGAAACCCACCCAATGCAACTTGCGGCCTACTACATCGCGCACTACCAAGATTTGTTCTTCACCGATGCTCTCTGCATGAACATCTACATCTCTACGACCGAACCGGGACGCATTGACGTGGTTAAGTATGACGGGGAAGCGTTAATGGAGTCCTACAAAGACTTCCTCTGTCTCACACGACTATGGAGACGCCAGAACAACTACGACCCGCGAGTAGCGTAAACTACTTCTTGCCGAAGAAAAAGAAAAGCTTGGGGCTTAAACGAGTAAGCTCCAAGCAATCGGCAAGGAACAAGGAATACACCAAACTGAGGCGCATCTTTCTGAGGGAATCGCCCTTCTGCGCCATCTGTAACCAACCAGCCACGGACATCCACCACAAGGAAGGCCGAGGCTCCAAAACCAACGACACAACGACATGGCTGCAAACCTGTCGTTCCTGCCACATCAACATTCACTATCACCCTAGCTGGGCTAGGGAACAAGGCTACCTACTATGAAACCAAAAATTGACCAACTAATCAACCACATGCTCGGGGACTGCATCCATTCGGAGAACCCCACCGATCTTTACAACGCCCTTGTAAGGCTGGAGAAAGGCTCTGTTGCCCTTCTTAACATCGCCCGCATTCACGAACTGGAACACTACATTCCAGACAACGGCCATGAAGTGTGAACTGATTGGACGCTCGCAGATAGAATGCGAATCCGCCGACCGGGACGTAAAATACACCATTGAGCTGGACGAGAATGTTCCAAACGGAGCTTGTAATTGCGCCGACTTCATGACTCGCTGCCAGAAAGAATGGGACAAAACAAAGAAAGTGGTGGAATACGGCAACCCTCAACGAACAAGATGCAAACACATAAACGCAGCAGTAATGTTCTTAGGTAACACAGTGATAGCTAGTTTTAACAAATAAAACATGAACCCACCCAAATCACCCACGCCGCGCACAGATGCCGAGTGCATCCAAATTTATCAGGAGGATGTAACCGGATGCTCCAGTGCTATTGATTATGTGCCAGCATCAGTTGCCCGCACCCTCGAACGCGAACTCACCGCCGCGAATAAACGAATCGCTGATTGTGAATTTCTGCTAGAGCACAGATATAAAATCATCCAGCAACAAGAGCCGCGATGCAACGAAGCCATTGCCCGCGCCGAGAAAGCTGAGGCTGCGCTCGCCGCCATGAAAGGCACGCCATGAACCAACCTCGCACCTACTCTATCCTTCAGGCTAAAGCCTCCCTGCTCTCCGGCATGGGGTTTAGGCTCAAGCTATGGCAAGATGGCGACCTTTGGAGATGGCAATGGAACAACGGGCTGGCTGGCTCTACCGACGCTCAGAGCAAAGAGATCGCCCTAGTTTTCGCCTTAGAAAGCGTATGATTTTCCCCGTGCTATTGCAAGCCGAGTCTCAGGAGTATAGCTTCCCAATGGGTTGCGAAAGCCTGAACACAGCGCATGGACGCTTAGGGTGCCGTAAATTTACGGCCCTTCCGTGCGGCGGGGTCTGATTTAACCTATGAAAACACAAGATCGAGATTACTTCAAAGAAGAATGCAAACGCTTACAAGCCGAGCTTCGTTATCGGTGGCAAACCGACCACCCGCTCGCGCTCGCAGCTCGCAGAGAAAATCAAAAACTCTACCGTAAAGACGGGAAGCGTTTTGTCAGAGTTAACGACCCCTATGCCCTTGATGGGCTTGGAGAGGGGTTTTGGCTCATTAAAATAGAGGATGGATGCACATCTATTCGTCAGGAAATAGTGCCGGATAAGGTGGCTATCCACGCCGCCGCAATCTCAATGGAGGATGATCTTATTACCATCATTGCAGAAGCTTGTGAAGCCAAGCCCGTAAAACTTGTTTTGTCAGACGAGGAGAAGAAGGATTGGGAATGGTTCATCGCTAAACACGGTAAGAGTTTTAGCGTTTTGAATTACCCCTCGTTTCAGAAAACAGCGGAAGAAATCATTAAAGTGCTAACCGGCAAAGCAACCGATAAACAATGAACGACAAGCCCTACTGCAATGGTCAATGGACTGCGGCTCGCAAGAAGAGCTTCATTACTTCGGCGTTGCGTAGGGCTTCGTCTCGTTGGGCACCTAAGTTCACCTCCAAGAAGGAAGCCCGCACCGCTAGAAACACCTACACCTGTTCCTTGTGCTCAAAAAGCGTAGGGAATAAGGACATAAAGATTGACCACATCCATCCCGTAGTTGACCCTGTTAAAGGCTGGGTGAGCTGGGATAGCTTCATTGAACGCTTGTTTGTGGAGAAGGAAGGCTACCAAGCCCTTTGTGTAGCCTGTCATTCTTCGAAAACATCAGAGGAAAGACTTGTCCGTAAAGCTGCTAAACTCAAATAACATGAAGAAATTTGTCATAGTCGCAGACATTCACGGCAATCATGCAGACCCTCAAGCCACTGCCGCCGCCCTAGCCTTCACCAAAGACTTCAACCCTGAGATAAGGGTGATTGCTGGCGACCTATGGGACTTCTCAGCCATCCGCAAGGGAGCCTCAGAGGAAGACAGAGCCGTAAGCATGAGGGATGACTTTGAGATGGGGGCGCGATTTGCGGACTCCTTCTTCAAGGGAGGCAAGGACAACACCCTAATGCTAGGCAACCACGACGTAAGGGCATGGGACTTGGCCGAGTCCACAGATGCCGTTAAAGCCGATTTGGGGCAAAGAATGGTTAAGGACATACAAATGGTGGCAAAGAGGAACAAAGCCTCTCTAATCCCCTACGATAGCCGCCTAGGGGTTGTTTCTATCGGCCATTTGAACGTAGTGCATGGCTTCCATACGGGAATGTCAGCTTGCGCCTCCCACTCCCGCATCTACGGCAACGTAGTTTTCGGCCACTGCCACAGCATAGAGTCCTATCAAACCCCCGGCTTAAAGCCGCAGGAAGCCCGCTGCATAGGCTGTCTCTGCGATCTTAACCCCAGCTACGCCAACAGGAAAACCGGCAAACTCCGCTGGAGTCATGGCTGGGTGTATGGCTGGGTAGAAGACGACGGAAGCTATTCGATCTTTCAAGTGCGCGGCATCAACGGCAAATTTCGCGCTCCCACAAACATAAAAACCTACTAATGAAAAACAACCCTTGGGCTGAGATGGACAAACTAATGGCAGAGGAAACCGTTTCCCGTAAGGACGGATGGTTTTCCATGCAAGACTTCGCGGACAACTACAAATGCCCCAGAAGCACAGCCCGCTCACGAATTGAGTCTTGGCTTGCCTCGGGTGCGATTGAGAAGAAAGCTGGAGTTGTCGCTGACGGGAAAAGAGGCACCTATTACCGTCACGCCAAAAAATCTTTGTGATGGTGTAAAGAACAACATTTCAGGGCTACCCACCTGACGAGGTGGGGGCAATCCTGAAGATGGGAGTTTGAGCCTCCCTCACAATTTATGAACAACGGCCTGTCCCCCAACGACCCGCTCTATTGGTTTAAGAACCTCCCAAAAGAGGTAAGCGTCTTAGTTCAATTGGAGGACGATAGGCTTTTAGAGCTACCCAAACACTACAAGTTTAGGATGATGGGGGTGGACGAAGAAATGATCTCCCATTGTGAAGTGGTGGGAGGAGCCAATTGCGGCCTCCGCTTCTACCTAAGCGGGAATGGGCTTAACGCGATGGAGCCGGTAGAGTAGCCTAGTAACGCTTCTTCTGCATTACGCCAGCAGACTCAAGCTGCGCCCGAAGAGGAAGGGAAATAATTCCCTTTTTCTCAAGCTGCAACAAGTAGCCTTGAGCAAGATTTGGCCCCTGTTCATCAGAAATAATCTTAGCCTTTTGAGTAAGATATTTCACCCTGTCGCCATTCGCGTCATCCAAAGACATAATGAGTTTGTCCATGTCAGTGATACCGCGAATAGATTCCGAAGCCATGCGTTTATAAGACGAAGCCAAAGACATTGCCTGAAGGGGATTGGTCTTAGCTTCGGCTTTAATCAGGGCAACAATTTGCGCCTGCGTCTTGCCACTGTCTTTCCACGCGGTGATTTGCTCTGTTGGAGACTGTGTTTCCTCGTATGCAGATGGGGAGTAAATGCCGTCAATAGCACCCAGAATGAGCTTGGGGGCCAGCTTAGCCTCGCGCCCCATCTTCGCAATGGCGTTCTCATCCATGCCAAGCGTCTTGGCGTCTTTAGCCCATTGAGTTATCTTTTCAAATTGACGCATACGACGCTGCTCAAATTCATTGTAAGCAGCCTGTTTTTCGCTTTCCAACAAAGATGTTTTCTTCCTCTCCTTAAACATCCGCGCATCCTCAGCGATGTTGGCATTAAAGGTTCTAGCCTCACTCGTCATTCGCTCGGGAATTGAGTAACGCTGAATGCGTATGCCAGCTAAGTTGGCTTTTGCAATGTCACCCATGTTGGTGATTTTGCCGGACGTGCTCATCACTGGCTCATCCCAAACCTTCTTTGCGTTCTTAATGTCAGCAACCACGCTAGGGGTAAACCATTCGCCAATCAGAAAACCTCCCACATTCCCAGCAAATTTAAGCGGTGAGTCGTTTGAAGAATAAATTGGAACCCCTTGACTATTTTCGTTTGCTCGAATCTGGAATACTGGAGAGGAATACAAGCTCACACCCAAGAACTGCTCGCCAAAAACAGACATGAAGTTCTCGGCGGCTTGCTGGCTATTGTCACCACGCATAGCAGCGGCGGCGGCTTCCATAACAATGCTCTGCGGGATATTGTAGTTGAGGTTGGAAAAACCAACTTCATTATCACCCGTTCTGCTAATAGAAAGGAATCCGTTCTTCAGGTAATCAGGGGCTCTGCGGCGAAGGGCTTCCTGTTCATTTCTATCTATTCCGTAATTGGAACCAGCGACTCCTGCTCCAGCAAGCAATGCAACAGTAGAAGCAATTCTCTTTGCTCCAGCTTTCTGCAACGCTGGATTCTTGCTTTTAATTTCATCCAGACCAATCCTGAATGTATTGTAAGTTATACGGTAGCGATCAGCTGTGTAAGCAACAAATGGGTCTAGTGCGCCAACCTGAGAAGCTTTTCGTATCACCTTCCATTGAGAGTCATAGTTGGTGTTTAACGACCTAACTTTTTCTGCGGCCATTTTCATCTGCTCTTCAAGAGAAGACTTTGGATATGCGGCTTTAATTGTTTTAAGCTCACCGCCAAATGCAAACACCTTAGAGAACGACTCTGGCGCGGAGTAAACCTTTGACAGAAAATCAATGGCATTATCAACCAGCTTTACTTTACCCTTGATAAACGAAGAGTCGAAGGCGTTAACAAAGTCTTGGGCTGGGATTGATTTGCTGTTTACGCCAAGCTCAACAAGCTTTTTGTGGAATTGAAGAGCCTTGTTTTGCGACAGTCTTCCATTGTCGGAAACAATCCCGAACTCAATTGCCATATTGCCAATTGCATTGGACCAATTGTTTTTGTCCAGCAGTTCAAGAGCATGACCTTGAGCAAACAAATCGGATGCCCCGCCATATACGTTTGAGGTATAGGCTTTGAAGGAACCAAGTGTCTTTGGGATTTTAGTAGCAGACGAGACGGTTGATAGAGCCTTCATCAACGCGGACGACTGACCGCTTGAGATTGAAGCAAAAGCGTCACGAATTGCTGGAGTTGTGAAGTATCCAGATAGGGGATTTAATGGGTCAACAGTCTCAACAATTGACTTAGTAAGTTGATCGTTGGCGTTACGAGACATCAGGCCAAGCCTTTCCCCAATCTCAACCATGTTGCTACGCATCTTGTAATCCGCCGCTGTTTTAGCGATGCGTGAAGACGTGTCACTAAGCAGCAACAACGGGTCGTTAATCTCACCGTAGAGCCTGCGGGTCAGGGCATCAAGATTGGGATTGCGAGCGGTAAAAATGTTTCTATACGTCTTGGCATATACCTGAGTCACATACTGACCGGCAACATCCCTATCCAATAGGCGGGTAGCTTCGTTAGTAAATTGTTGTTGAAGTTCTGCCTGTGTAAAAGTGTTTTTTGGGTCTTTTAATTTACTGGATACATGAGCATCAACCCATTCTTTGAATACGGCCGGGTCTGGCTTAAAGTCTGGATTGGCAAACAACTCGTAAGCCCTACGGACATAGCTTCCACGATTATCAAGAATCGTGTCGGCTATTCTTCCAGTAGCAACGCCTCTATCAACCAGTAGCGTGCTGAGTCCATCAACAGCATCACGCGCATTCTGAGCGGCTGGTTGAAGGATTGCCGGTAAATCTTCAATAGACTTTCTTCCGTTGATGTATTCAAAAACAGAATCGTTAGCAGCTTCGCGTTGGGCACCAGCCTCAAACTTGTTCAAAGCATTATTGAGCTGTCTGTATGCAAAATTGGATTCAACCATCAAGCCCCTTGCCTCGGCATCACCGGCCTGAATCGCGGCCATGAATGGTTTAAGGGTAATTTCTGGAACCCAATTGTTTTTAACCTTACCCATGCTAGTGCCAATTTCTTTGGCTACCGTCCCCACCTTGCGGGCAACAGACGGAGATAGCACAGCACCAGCAATAGCGTATCCAAGGCCGTAGCCCAAGTCTTCCTCAATGGTATCACCTTGAATAACACCGGCCAATCCACCTATGCCAGAGCGACCAATAGCAAAAGCAAGTCGTGGGTCAATGAATCCATACTCATCCATCATGCGTTGAGCCTTAGGGGAAAGCTTTGCGCTAATGGAGTTGGATTGATCGAAGCGACGGGAAGCAACGGCAGCAGGGGTTTGCTCTGCTTGAGCAGCAAGACGAGCACGTTCCCGCACGGCTCCAACGCCTTGGCCCAGCTTTGTGTCTAGGAATGTAACTTGGGCTGTAAGAGGGTTAACAATTTCAATGGACTCTTGTGTTCCCAATTGATTGAGCTTCATCTCTCGCGCAAGCTCTTTAGCTCTCAACTCATTCTTAGCCTGAGCAAAATCCAGCGCAAGACGACCGCGTTCCTTCAAGCCATTATCAATGGCAATAAAAGATTCCAATGCGCTATTCTGTGGTGCGCCCATTAGTATCTCTGCGGACTCCCTAGCACTCTTTGGTGCTGAAAATCCCCTTTCATTTATGCTTCTAGCAAGTTCCCTTGAAGTTGCATCGTAAGCCCTGTTGATGGCTTGAGCATCCTTGTTTGCCTGATTAAATAGCATCTTGCCCTCAATGGCTCTTCCGCCGTAGGCAATAGCCATACTTGCGCCCAAGTTATAGGGACTGACATCAGCAATGCTTTGACCTAAACGATTCTGTTCGGCAACGGTAAGTCCCAATCCTTCAAGCGTGGAACCAGTCAAATAGTTGAGCAGGCCGGGAGCCTTACGCAATGGAGCAAATATCGTGCTCTCAACTCCCGTTTGAATTTGCTCGGGAATGTTCATTGTTGGACGACCCTCTAATCCTCTAGCCAGTGTTTCACCGGCAAGACCGGTAGCCGCAAGAAAACCCAAAGCCGGAGCTGTTCCAACGCCTGTTGGAAGGGCTATTGCAGCAGCCGCTACTGGGCCATAGCGAGCCACCGTAGGAGCAATCTTTTTACCCACCTGAAACGCCGCCTGACCCACCGTAGTGATGTCTTCTGGAGCAGCCTGTCTAGCTGGGCTGGCAAGAAGTATCTCATCCACCTTGCCCATAAGCTCTGCCGCCTTTTGGTCGGTGCTCTTCTGGCTTTCGATAAATGACGACTTCGCCCTATCCAGCATTGATGGCTGGGGTGCTACTGGAGCATTTTGTTCGTCAATCTTCTTAAAGATGGACACAATCTCCTCGTCATCCATTCCATCAGGAAAAGATACTTTCCCGTATTTCGGGTGGTTGATGATTTGTGGCATTACTTTTTAGGCTTTAACAAAGTATTAAAGTCTCTAACACCAACGTCAACATCGGGAGCAGAAGATCGTCCAAATATTGATGGGTTAATAGTTTTTCCGCCACCCCCAAACATACCGGGGGGCGATAGATAAACCGGGGCTCCACTAACTTCAACGCGCCATTCATTTCCATCCCAAACAGATGGAACGGTTTTTTTATTACCGGTTTCTGGGTCTTCTAAAATCAAATCTTTTTTAGTGCCGGGACGAAGCAATAGGGTTGGGGTTTCAAGACTTTTTTCAACATCGGCTATTTCAATAGCATTTAGTTTTACTCCCCTTCTTTGTTCTTCTGCGGCTACCGCACGATTTAAAGTGGCGGCTTTATCTGTTACCGCAGTAACTTTTGGAGCCTTTTGAGCTTCGGTTTGTGCCTCAATCAATCCAATTTGAGCCTCCGTCATCTTGCGGTCAAGCTCATCGGTATTCTTGATGATAGAAATGGCTTCGCTAACCGGAACACCCTGTTGAACCAACAAGGAAAGCGTTTGTTGAGGCGAGGCTTTAGCGGCAACATTAAGTTTCTCGAAGGTCATGCCGGGAGTGTTAAGCTGTTCAGTAATTCCAGCATTTTGATTTTGACGAAGAGCCGCAACAACTCTCTCGCTTTGCTTCCTTCTTGCCTCATCAGCCATACTCTGACTCATGGCACCACCGATTACAGAGTTAAGCATTGGATTAAGGGCTTGAGCTATATTGGCCTTTTCCATGCTAGACAACTTTGGGTCGTCAATTGTTTGAGTGGTTTTCTTGACCCAATCCTTAACCTCGGGAGATATATCCTTGAGGCTATCCACGTTTTTCACGAAAGCCTTGGTGGAAGAAATGATGCTTTTATACTGCTCCTCTTCCTTCTTCTGTTTGGCTAGTGACCCAAAAATTTGAGCACCAACATTACCTAAATTGCTAAACATTTGGCCGTATGCTTGGCCGCCTGCTTGGATGCTTTGTGCAGCAGATTGCGCCCCCTGTGTAATGGGGGAGTAGTCAATGCGACCTAGTGCGGGATTTACGGAGCTTCCAATCATTGTGTTTAAGAAAGTTTAGGTGGATGAGAAGGTGGCAAGTTCTTCAATCATGCTGTTAACAGCTACGCCAGACATACGATAGCCGATGTCTTCCGTCAACAAGTCATAGGAACGGGTGACGCCGCCATAGACAGCGATGGCTTCAACAACTTCGCCGCCCTTAAAGCTATTCCCCACATTGTAGTCCATCGAGCGTTCGCCTTCAATGCGGTGCATATCGCATACAGAGAAGTCCTTTCCATTATCGAGATAGAAACGATGGAAGCGTTCGGCTTCTGGGTTCTCGGCATACTCATGTTTAATGAGCACCTTAACGGGTTCGCCAGAGAAGCCAATGACGCTATCACCAGAGCGGATGTCTTCGATGGCCACTTGGCCTTCTGGTGTGTCAATAAGTTCGCCTTCTGGGATACAGAGGAATGCGGCTTTAGCACCAAGAACTTTACCGGCCAATGCGCCTCCAACAATGCTTCCAATCCCGCCGACAATGCCGGAGGTTTTTGTAGCAGAGGCACCAGCCTTAGCAGCCGCCAATTGAGCAGCAGCAGACTGTTGAGCAATGTCTCGGTTGGTGATGTTAGCTTGATTGGCCAACGCCAAGTTAATACCCGTGTCTGGATTGTAGGTTGTTGGGGTGTTAAACGTCTTAGCCAAGTCCAGAGCATACCCTTGCTGTTGAGCAGCGGTTTGACCGGCATTGCTCTGTTGACCTAGCAGCATAGCCGTTGGGTCATACGCCGCGCCACGATAGCCTTGAGCCAAGTTGAGAGCATAAGCCCTATTAGCTTCAGCGGTAGCCGAGTCAGCTTGTCCAATTAGACCAAGGTTAGCAATGTTCTGCTGTTGCTGATTGGCGGCAAACAAACGATTCTGAGAGGCAAGGTCCATACCC